CGAAGTGTAGGCTTCCACTTCTTTGTCCATCTGTTTGATTCGTTCTCTCAATTGAGCAATACGTTCTCCAGATCCACCGCCTGCTCCTGAATTACGTCGGATAATATCTTGTTGACGATCAATTATGTCTTGTTCTGTTTTGATCTGACTATTAATGATGGCAATTTGTTGAGTGTTATTGCTGGACGTAGCGCCTTGTTGTAGATGTGATTTGGATAGGAATCCAAACACACCCATGCTGGTGATCACCATCAGAATGAATATGGCAATACTCATGTACACTTTCATGTATCTTGCTGCCAAGTGCCAGTTACGATACAACCAACTGGCCGTGACCAACTTGGCTAATTCCAATGTGGTTCCCATGAATATGATTGGCACAGCGGCTCCTGAAAATATGGCCACTAGACCTATCACCGAAAAATAAATTGCGGCTGAGCTTAATGAAAATGCTGTTAATAATGTGATTATGCCCAATAACATTTTTATCCTTTTTACAGGATATATTTATCAAATTTATTTGATGAATCGCCAGCCTGAATGGGCTATGTCTAAACAAGCAGTCTCACTGAAACTGCGTTCTTTGCCTTTGTATATCAATTGACTGAAAATAACTCTGCAATAGCCGCTGCCTTGAGGATAACTGCTGACTATTTTAACATGTCCTTGTGCTTGTGAATCTTTGCTGTACCAACTGGTCACCACGTCGTGATCCAAATTGTTCAATGCGAAATATATGGCAGTTTTTTGTTTGTCTTTGTCTTCGTCATTCAGCATGTAGTAGTTGTATTTGAAAAAATTAGCCATGTAATTGGCACTGCTCATGTTTTTGCTGTACACAGTTTCCACACTCTTGTAGGTGCTTTGACTGTCCACAGCCACAGTGTGCGAAGCACACTGATTCAACAGCAATAAACTAATTGCCAGTGTGAACGATTTCCCAACTGCCATCAAATTTTTGACAAACATAACCCTTCTTGTTGACCCATGATCCGTTTAAACTGATTTCATACCAGAATTCTCTACAACTCTTGGCTATGCCACTGTATTGAAGAAAGTCTTTGCGACCATCATCACACACCAGCTTTTCCACTGAATCCTCTTTGATGATATTACCTTTGGCATCTTTGATAATCACTGTTTCTGTTTTGAGATTACAGTATTGATTACTCCAAGGACCACCAGCTGAAGCCAGTGATGCCCACACCAGTGCTAAGAATAGAACTGTGGCAGCCAACAGATATTCAAAACGGATCATGTTATCTCGTTTTGCTTAATAACTTGTCGCTGGACTTTTCCAAATCATTGGATTTGTTGAATCCTAAAAATGATTTGTTTTGTCGGTCCTGCTCGTATTTTTTTAAGATAGCATCCACATCTGCTTTGGTGATTTTAATCAGTATAAAACTTCTGTAATTGTTGATTTCAGGGTTATACACAGTTAATTTCTTATCCACAGCATAAGTTCTCAGTGATGTGTCTGATATGATGTTCACAATCAGCTCTTGTGCTTCTACTTTACCAATTGTTCTTTCAGCATTACCAGTTTCATCCAATTTGTAAGAAGTTTTGTTGTTCACTTCTCCCACCACTCTGTCCACTATCTTTGCTTTGGCTTTGATCAAAGCCTTTTTGTAAGACATTTCCATGTCTGGAGAAACATCTGATCCCACAGCATAGAACATACCTTCTTTGTTCCATAACCATCCTTCGGATCCTGTGTCAGCATGTTCCAAATACCAAACAGGTACTTCTTTAGCATTTGTGTTTTCCACAGGCAGTGTTACCATTCTGTTTGCACAGGCATTCAGTAAACCAACCAGCAATATCACAATTGCTATTCTTGAGCCTTTCATTTTGCCTCCTTTGTGTTTGTAGCATTTTTGCTCATGTGTTCATTATATGTGAAGCTGGAGCCAAAGTCAATCACTAATGCCAAAATAAAAATGGCGTAATCATTGACTTTTGTCAATAAACTTAACCAAAATTCAGCAATAGCAACATTTAATTGATGCCATAACCCTCTTTAAATAGAACACTGAGGTATTGTTATGTACAAAAAAAGAACTCCCAAATACCTATCCATTTGGAAATCGGTGAGAAGAAAAGCACCCAGAGTGCCTGACATCACCTGTCCTGCCATAGATGAAGTGATCAATCGATTGGATAATCTCACCAACAAAAACAAAAAATTAACCACTGCACAAGTGAGAACACTCACCAACAAATTAGAAAAATTACGCAGTGCCAATGAAAGATTGCGTGATTGCGGGCAGTATTGGCATGATGCTTGTAAAGAAGTGATAGAAAAAATCTACAGAAAAAAAATCAATAAGTGGTAGTTTAATTATTGTTAATCTGACTTAAATATAGTAGTACATAATCAAACATATGAGCGAAGTAAAAAAAGAAGATTGGATGCAGAATAAATGGAGACCAGCAATGGGTTGGTTGTACATGGGAATCTGTGCTTTTGATTTTGTGATATTTCCTATACTGTGGAATCTAGCTCAAGCCACTTATTTAAAAAACATCATATTCACTCAATGGAATCCATTGACACTGCAAGGTGCTGGATTTTTCCATATTGCCATGGGAGCAGTATTGGGACTGTCAGCATATGGCAGATCACAAGAAAAGATTGCTACCACTAACACTGTAGCCGTGAGCAAACCAGCCAAACAGGACGAACCAGCACTGTAAGCAACACAGTCCTGCTGTAATCATTAAACAACTACAGAACTGCTTTAAATCAAAGGTTAAGTATTTTTATGAAATTCTTTTTGGTGATAGTGATTTGCATGTGGGGACAATGCGAAAATTATTTGACCACAGAACCCGAATTCAACTCTAGAGAAGAATGCCGTGCATATTCTGAAACTGTGGTGGAAAAAATAAGAAAAAATGCTCCTGATAGCTCTGGCAGAACTTATTGTTTTGATGAAAAAGAAGTGATAGACGTAACCAACAGTTTGTTGAAACAAGAACAAGAATTTTTAGAACAATTCAATCCAAAAATTTAAATTTAATTTCTTCTCATTTTGGAGATGTCTTTGGCATCTTGCTCATCAAACACTGGTACAAGATTACTCTTATGCATCACTGCAATACCCACCAGTTTGCGTTCTCCTGAATACACCATAGGTTCTTCTTTTTTAGTATTACCCACAATACGATCTGATGTGCGAGGCATTTTCTTTCGGGGAGTATAGTCGGGAATGTCGTAACCAAAGTTTTTGTCTTTTTTAATATTGTCCAACCCTTGTGATTGCAACCATTTGCGATGTTCAGCTTTTGCACGAGCCAATCTTTTGGTTCTTGCTAATTTTTGTTTGATTCGTTTGCCCAAAGGTATCATAATAAATGCCATCCCTATATTATATGTTATTTACAGTTTTGTGTCAAGTGAGTAAAAACAGCATAAATACAAGCTCAACAATAGGAGAAAGTTATGCTTACAATTACTTTCATTATAGGATTCGCAGCCGGTTGGTTTGTGAATGAAAAAGTTGAAAACTTCGGCGAAAAAATCAATCCGCTGAATTGGTTCAAAAAGAAAAAATAACATTTTATGTTTGGATGGTTCAAAGGCAGCGAGAGAGCAAAATGTTCCAACAGCACAGTGTTGTTGTTGAAGAAAGAATGGATTGTTAAATCCAAATCATCCAACAAAAAATAAAATATTGTGCCGGTGTTAAAACTGGCACAGTATTAATTTTTTTCTAAAAACTCTTTTAAATTGTCTTCAATTATCTGTTTGATGCCTTCTCGATAATTAGGATTAGTGGCCCATTTGTCTAATCTGTCTACTATTTTGTACACATCAGGATTTTTCTTACCCATTTGACGATTTCTTTCATTTCTAAAATCTCGGTGTACTTCTTTGGTGTTCAATATGTTCACCATGTCCTGAATGGATGCACATTTGGTTCTGTATTTTTTAAGACCCCACTTGGCATTCAATTGATAGTAGGCTTTCATCTGAGGTTCATTAGGATCCCAAGTTCTAATTCCGAACAAGTTATTGCCTTCCAGTGCAAATCTACTGCTGCCATTGTCTGACTCCATCATGGCCATGGCAATTATGATGGCTTTGGGTATATGCTGTTCTCTTGGTAAACCAAATTCTACATAGTCTATACATTTGCTCACAGCAGTAATAAATGTACTTTGATTGTAATAATTCATCATGGGTTCAGCCAAGCCTAAACTTTTGGCTGTTTTGCGTAATTCTTCTATGGGACCTGTGGTGATTTGTTTTTGAGCATTATTGTTGGGATACCATGTGCCCAAATAGAATGACATCAGCATCAGACCTGCAATGCTCAATTCTTTTCTGTGCCATTTACACCAGCGCCAAAATATGTGTAACCAAATTTTAGCTCTTGTTTTAAAAGTCATAAAATTAATACAATAATAAACTATTACTTATCTGTTGTCAAGACTCAGAGAATTCTTATTCTATGCGGATTTTGTGGTGAATTTAATGGTGGGAGTTGCCTCCCACCACTGATCACGTTCTGTTGCCAAGTGTGATCACTCTCCGAAGTAGCAGGTTTTTAGGCTGCCAATAGTTCTGATCCAACAAAAAAGTTGGAAGGAACTTTTACTTCTGATACGAAACGCTTGTTAGCATTTGTAATGTTGAGCCTTTACAGAGCCCTCACTGGCGAACTCCTTGTAGTTTTACCTGTCAATCGAATCATTTTCACCCCCGTGAAGCATAATAATTTATATTATGTTTTGCGTGAGCGAATTTGGTGGAGGTGTCCGGTACGACCGGAGTCTTGAGCAGTTATTTTCTACCTATCATCATTCGCAATAGTATTTAAACATATTCCATGGTGATTGTCAACAGATGATTCTGCTGTGCCACGGGTAGATTTTGGATCTATGCTTGGATTATATCAATCTTAGATTGCCGGCAGCAGTTCTTCCACGAGATTCAATCAATTCATAACTGATTGCTTGACCTTCTGTGATCACTTCCAATTGGGCACTTCTTAGAGCAGATGCGTGTACGAACACATCTTTGCCACCATCATCTGGAGTGATAAAACCGTAACCTTTAGCGGCGTTATACCACTTAACTTTACCTTGATTCATTATACTTCTTGTTTTATTGTTGTTATGAGTTTATTTATGTGAAATTCTATATAACGGGGTGGAAACTGTGTGATAGGGCTCTTTTTAGGGAGCCCCATCTGTTCGAATTACATCGCGTTCTTTTTTTCTTGGATTTCTTTTCTTCTTGCTTTAGAAGCTTTACCAAGAATTCCTAGAGCTTTTCTTGCTCTAGCAGCCGCAGCCTTTACGCCTTTGGTTTCAAAAGCTTCAGACTCTATTTTGTACGATTCAAATGCTTGTACTATTTCATCGTGTGTAGGCATTATGTTTCTCCTTTTGTTATGATATCATAATGAGTTTGTTAAACTCTTCATTAGTATATCGGTTTGTTTGATTCAAATCAATCAGATAGTTTGCCAAATATTAGTTTTGGTAAGTGGAAATAAATTGGTATATGTCTTTCCACGTGTCGCATCTGACAACATCTTTGTGTTTGAAATCTTGGTTGTGGGCACAAGTGAATATGATAGGTATCATGCCGGCTGCCAAACCTGCCAAAGCATTTTCTGGTTTGTCTTCAATCCAAAAACTACCTTTGGGCATTTCCTTCAATATTTCATCCTTGGGACTGCCTGTGTCTAAAAATACCACGTTTTGAAATATATTACCAAATTTATCCTGTAGATTGTCTTGGCGTGCCAAATGAGCCATGGGCTCCAATGTTTGGCTGGTGATCAATATCATCTTGTATCCATCTTCATGTAATTTTTTAGTGTAATAACTGGCACCATCTATGGGATCCAAGTATCGCATGGTGGCACTTTCATTGAATATCTGTATCAATAATTTGGATGCTGTCTTGTCCAGATCGTAATGATCTCCAATGTTGTAACTGTTTTCTTTTACTTTTTGATAACCTTGACGCAACATCCAACGATCAAAAGCTGGTTCCCAGTGAAGCAATACTCCATCCACATCGCACAGTATCATTCTTTTGCTCATATGGTCAATCCTGTGGTGCTTTGAATATAACTGCTGGCCACTTCCTGATTGGTTTTCACTATGGTCATGATGTGTTCCACATTGATCCATAAATCCAGTGATCCACTGGTGAGTGCCCAAGGCAACATGCCCACTCCTGTTTGAGTTTGAATCATACACATGGGTTTGCGAAGACAAATTTCTTGCTCATTGTGTTCTGTGATTCTAGTCACCAGTTCTTCTTTGCTGATCAACTTGATTGTGAACACATCAGTGGTGTTTAATTCTTTGATAAAACTATTCATTTTTTCCTTTGTTGAAGTATGCTTTGAGTTGGTCGTAACCACCTATGAGTTCTCCTCGCAGTATGATTTGAGGCACTGTTCTAGCTTGAGGGATCTGTTCCAACAGTTGTTCTCTGGTCCAATTCACACCTATCATTCTTTCTTCAAAAGCAATTTCTTTGGATTTGAGCAAAGATTTGGCCATGTCACAATAAGGACATTGCATCTTGCTCCAGACGATGGTTTTGTTTGATTCCATTGATATGTTTGTATTATACACTATTTAACGACACCGTGTCAATGTCTTTTGTGTTTTGATTACAGTTTGAATTTGGAGAACGTTTCTTTTTTGATATCTTGTTTGATACCACCCACGATGTAGGAAGTGATTTCTGTTTCTTGTGGAGCTATCTGTTCACCTTTGCTGCTCAACCAATGTGAAGTCCAAGGCAGAGGATTTTGATTAGCTGGAGTATCAAATTCAGCATCATAACCCAATGCTTTCAATCTTTTATTGGCAATGTGTTCCACATATTGACCCAGCAGTCTTTCATTTAAACCAATAATGCTGCCATCTTTGAACAAGTGTCTTGCCCACGCCTTTTCTTCTTCCACACATTTTTTGAACATTTCAATCACAGTTTTGTCTTCCTGTTTGATTATTTTTAAAATGTCTTTGTCGTCACCTTTTTGCCATGCTTTGATCACATGAGTGGTTAGATTCAAGTGTGTGGCTTCATCACGAGCAATTAAAGAAAGTATCTTGGCAGAACCTTCCATCAGTTTCAATTCTCCAAATGCAAATGTGCAGGCAAAACTCACATAGAATCTCAGTCCTTCCAACAGATTCACATTCACCATGGCCAAATACAATTGTCTTTTTAATTCTTCTATGCTGCCTTTTTTGTTCACAGTGTATTGCAGTGCTAGATCACCAAACTTGTCATAGTTTTCAGTGACTGACACAGCTCTTTTGGTTATTTCTTTGTCATTCAATATGGTGTCAAACACTTCGGATGGATCAGCATACACGTTCTTCATGATGTGTGTGTAGGCTCTGCTATGTATGGTTTCAAAGAAATCCCAAGTCACAATGCAACCTTCCAACTCTGGATTAGAACAATAAGGTAGGAAATTTAAACTAGGTCCTCTGCCTTGCACAGAATCCAGTAATGTTTGGTATTTTAAATTTGAAGTGAATATGTGTTTTTGTTCTGGTCTAAAACCAGCATAATCTGATCTGTCTTTCTGTAGTGATACTTCCTCGGGTCTCCAGAAGTAACCCAACATGGTTTGATTCAGTTTGTCAAACTGTGGATACTTGAACACATCATATCTTTGCACAGACAAATCTTCTCCAAAGAACATGGGTTCTTTTGACCAATCCACTTCGTTTCTATTGAATATTGTTTTGCTCATCGTTATTTTTTAATTTTTAAAGTAGAACGCTCTGGCAGAATCAACCAAAGAACACCATAAGCCACAGCAGTTATTGGAAGAGCTATCACAACGCATGCGATGGCAACAATTCTCAATCCTACTTTATTAAATCCAAACTTATGTGCCAATCCAGCACAGACTCCGCCCCAAACTTTATCATCACTGCTTCTATACATATTTTATTACTTTTAATTATTATATTGCACACGCATCACAATCAGTTGTGTCTGTGGATGCTGAATTTAATTTAACATCTTTTTCTGGCAGTGTCAAGTCCTCTGATCCATCTTTGGCACTGACTGTTTCAATGCCAGATGGTTGTAGATCTTCCTCATCACCTTTGAAGTCATAGGTATTTTGGTAGTAAGATGTTTTCCAACCATATTTGTAAGCATTCAACATATCTGTGGCCATCACACTCAAGGGCACTTCATTGTTGTCATAGTTTAAAGGATTGTAACTCCAGTTGCCTGATATGGCTTGATCAAAATATTTCTGCATCATGGCTACAATTTTGATATATCCATCATTGCTGGGCATGTCCCACAGCAGTGTGTATGAATTTTTTAATTTGGGAAAGCCTGGTATCACTTGTTTGAGTGGACCTTTTTTGCTTTTTTTAATGCTCAGCAATGCTCGGGGTGGTTCAATACCATTGGTAGCATTGGAAACCACAGAAGAACTTTCTGATGGCATCTGTGCTGACAGTGTGCTGTGTCTTAATCCGTGTTGTTTGATGTCTTTTCTCAATTGCTCCCATGCCATTCTTGTTTTGTGTGGCACAATTTCATCCACTTCTTTTTTATAAGTGTCTATGGGCAACAGTCCATCTGCATATTTGGTTCTGCTGAATCCTGAACAAGCACCACGTTCTTGTGCTAATTGATTGCTGGCTTTGAGTAGATAGAATTGAAATGCTTCTGTGAGTTTGTCCACAATTTCCCATGCTGCTTTGTGATGATATTTCACTTCCATTCGGGCTAGATAGTGTGCCAATCCAATGTAACCTATACCCAAACTGCGTCTTGCTTTGGTGCTGATTTCGGCTGCTTTCACCGGATACTGTTGATAGTCTATGATTTCTTCCAATGCTCTCACTGCCAAATCACACAATGGTTCTAATTCATCCAAATCGTTGATTATGCCCACATTAATAGCACTCAATATGCACAATGCTATCTCGCCATTCACATCATCAATGTGTTGAATAGGAGTGGTAGGCAATGTGATCTCTTGGCAAAGATTGCTCATGGAAACTTTGTCTTTGAATGAACTATGACTGTTCACATGATCAATATTCATAATGTACAATCTGCCTGTTTCTGCTCGTTCTTTTAACAAATCAAAAAATAATTCTTGAGCTCCAATGGTTTTTTTAGGAATTTTTTTATCTGCTTCATACTTTTTATACATGTCATCAAAAGTGTCTGTGCCAAATGCATCATACAATCCTGGCACATCATGTGGAGAGAACAAAGTGATTTCTTCGTCATTGATAAATCTTTCGTAAAATAATTTAGAAATCTGTATGCTGTAATCCATTCTACGCACACGATTATCTTCAGTACCTTTGTTGTTTTTCAACACAATAATATCTTCAATCTCTGTGTGCCAAATAGGGAAGTGTACAGTGGCATTACCACCTCTCACGCCATTTTGTGTGCAACATCTCACTGTGCTTTCAAATTTCTTAAGGAATGGAATCACTCCTGTGTGTTGTACTTCACCGCCTCGGATTTTTGAATTGATTCCTCTGATTCTACCAGCATTGATACCAATGCCCGCACGTCTTGCCACATAATATCCAATGGCCATGTCACTGCTGAAAATACTAGGTAGAGTGTCATCACTGTCCACTAATACACAGCTGGCAAACTGACGAATGGGAGTTCTTACTCCTGCCATCACTGGAGTAGGAATATTAATTTTGTGTGTGGATATGGCATCATAATATCTTTTGATGTACTGCATTCTTTTCTTTTCGGGATAATTCATGAACAGTGTGGCAGCAATCATCATGTACATGTCTTGTGGAGTTTCATACAATGCTCCTGATGAACGATCCTGCACCAAATATTTGTCCACAATCTGTCTTAATCCTGCATAGGTAAAATCTAAATCTCTATCTCTGCGTATCCAAGTGTTGAGTTTTTTAATTTCTGTCTTGTTGTATTTGTCCAATATGGTTTTGTCATACACTCCCAATCTCACATTTCTTATGATCAATTTTAACAAGTGTAGATATTCATAATCACCATGTGCTTGTTTTCTTAGATCATACAGCAACAATCTTGCTGCGGCATATTGATAGTTGGGGTTTTCTAATGTGATCAAATCATTGGCTGATTTAATTAGAACATTTTGAATGTCTCTGGTGCTGATGCCATCATAGAATTGTATGTTGGCATGCATTTCTATTTGTGATGCTGAAACTCCTGATAATCCTTCGCAAGCCTCTTCCACTACGAAGTGCATTTTGTTGATGTCTAGTGGTTCTAGTTCGCCTGTTCGCTTTTTAACTTTGATTTTAGAAGAATTCATTGTGATTTATTCGTATTAATTGTTCTGTGTAAAATGATATTTATCAAATTTACAAATTAAAGTAAGTATATTGCGAAATGTATTGATTGTCAAACTCTTTCTTTGACAAAATGGCAGAATTTTCCACGTTACAGTATTGGTTATCCACTGCCAATACAACTGTGGTGTGTTTTTTATCTGCGTGATTTGAATTTTTTTCCACACACAGCAGTAAATCAATGTTGCTGCGGGCAAATCTGTCAGTCAATCTCAGTGTGTACCACATGCCCAACAGTCTATCCACACTGTTGTAATCATTTTTTTCTATCAAATTCCAAGCCTGTGGCCAAGTGGATTTGTCAAAAAAGTTTGTTTTGGTGTAGGTGAGTGGACATGATTTGTATAAATGTAAAATATCTTTGATTGGATTGGAAGAATTTTCTAAATGATCTCGAAATTGTCGCCAAAAAATCAAACGTTGGGTGTAATCACCAAAGAAAATTTCAGGTTTATGATTTGGATTTAACTTGGAAAAGAATGGTTGCGGCATCATTCAGTATGCTGTCTTTGGTTTGAACCAACACTGTGTCCATATTGGAATCAGCATTGATGTCTGATAATACCACATTGAAATCCAATGATGTGTTGTATGCTGGATCTCCCACATAATCATAAGTGTCTGTTAAACTGGTGGTATCATTGTTTCTGTTCACAGTGATTTCCAATTGTCCATGTCTCACAGCGTTCACATAAGTGCTTTTGTACAGATAGTACACAATATAACTTTTGGTGGTGTTGGCTGGCAATCTAAAAGAGTTGGTGAATCCCACTGTGTAACCCACATTCACCAGCAGTGAATAAGTGGTGGTGTTGTCCACGTATCCTTCAATTTCTGGAGTGTAGGCAGCTGCCAACAAATAGGCACTTTCAGTGGATAATTTTTTAGATCTATCAAAATAATCATTCAGTGAAGAATTTTCCATGGTTTCAAATTTGATCACACTGTACACAGCATTCATTTCTGTTCCACCATCATTGCCCACACTTTCAAAACTGTTGCCGATACTTTTGTTGCCTTTGCCTTTGCGAATCCAAATACCTTGACGATTGATATCTTTGAATTGAGATTTGCTCACAGTGTTGTTGAAAGGTGCTGTGTTTTGTCCTGGTGATCCCAACACTGTGTTTTCACCAAACACAACGCCATACTGGCAATTTTCAAACACACAATTTTCAAAATGATTTTCAGTGACATCATAATCAGAATGCACTGCTTGTTGAAATTTGTCAATCTTAATACTTTTAAAATTATTATTGGCCGAAGTGACTGTGCTGCTGATGGCCACCATCTTGATGGCAAAATTATCTGTGTAAGAAGCACTGTTGTCCCAATCGCCTACTATTTTAATATCTTCAAAATCACTGTTCACACAGTTGTCCACTAGGATGGCTGTGTTGTTGCCAGTGATGTTCAATGTCATGCCTTTGATGGCAATGTGACGTGCTTGATTCAATGTGGTGGTGGCTGCTCTATTGCCGGCCACTCCAGGAGTTCTCAATCCATTCACTGTTTCAAACACAGGAAAATTAGCAGTTTGATTTATAATGGTTTTGTCACTGCCATCTCCCATCAACGTGGTGAACGGTGGCAATTTTAAACTGTTGTTGATCACATAAGTTCCTGCAGGCATATGAAGAACCACTCTGCTCTGTGGATTGCCCACTGTGGCAGCATTCACATACAACTGATCAATGGCTCTTTGAAGTTCTACCACTTCATTGCTGCCTGCTCCTTCAGCACCAAACGCTCTCACAGAAACTGTGTCATCCAATCTTTGTTTGAGTGTGCGTTGAACAGGTGATCCTGATGATGCTCCAGTTTGAACAATGTTTTCATCACCGTAAATGTATTGGCTGCTTAATTCGAATAGATTGTCGTGTTCAGTGAGTATTTTGGTGTTGCCCACTGTGGGTGCGCCTTCACTGACAGATCCGTTACCAATGTATAATTCCTGTGCATCCACTGCCCAGCCAAACTCTCCACCTGCCAATTGAGGTACTCCTGAACCAGTATTTTTTTGTCCTCTGCGTACTTGGATTCTGCTGATTGATACAATTGCCACCTGTTTACTCCTAAATCTTGCGTGTTAGTTCAAGTGTATTTATCGACTCAGTTGTGGATTGTTATGCGTGACTTGCTTGTTTTTTGTAATATTGTTCCACTCTAGACCACCACATATCTGCGTATTTTTGATAGTCATTGGCAGTGATGTCAAATTGTTGGTAATTCAAATCACGACTCACCATGAATATGTGTCCTTCACGTATTTGAGTGCTGTAAACCTTATTGTGTGCTTCAGCATAGGCCACCAACTGTAAAAAATAATCTTCAATCCATTCTTTCTTTTTGGGTTTGTTGGTTTGTTTGAAATCACATATGGATGGAGCACCTTTGTAGGTACAGATTAAATCTGTGGTGCCTGCATATATTTCTGGAAAATAAAGACTCACTTCTGATCCCCATATTTCTTCCATGTGAGTGATGGCATTTTTGCCCACAGTTTGAGCCATGTTGTGTGCCTGCAGAGCATAAGGATTGCTGCCGGGTTCTCCCCAACTGCCTCGTTCAATGTATTCTTCCAAATATTTGTGCATTCTTGTGCCAATGCCACTGGCTTCTCTGGTGATGGCTGTGGCTTGCTCTTCGCCCACTTTGCGACGCCATTCTATCAGATGTGATTTGTCTTTGGTACTGTCCAGTATGGTAGTCACTGATGGCAATGATTCACCATTGGGACAACTGTATAATCTTTTGCCATCAACCAGCACTCTTTTAAGATTCTCATACTGGTATTTGGGTTTCAATAGTGTCATTAATTTTTATTTTTTATTTTGGTCTGGTGTTACAAATTTGCTGAGATGTGTGAATTCATCCAACATTTCATTGGCAGTGGGATAATCTATAGGATGAGAGAAGAAAGGATCCACTGTGCTGTGTTCATCATCTTCAGCTTCAATGCTTTTGACTTCAGGCACATAATGAAACATAATTTTTTCCACGCCGTTTTTCAGTGTCATTCGGCTGCCGGCACAACCTGAACAGGCTCCGCCCATTTGTAATTTAAGAACACCTGTGTGTTCATCAAAATCCATCACTCGCACAGCACCACCATGCGTGCCCACTCCAGGCAACACATACTGTTCAATCACATCATTGATGACAGTCATTATTTCCAATTTGGTTCTTTGAGTCATTGTATTAGTATATAGTTTATGCGGGATTTTGTCAATCTATTATTTTTTAAGAGCCTTCTGAGCCATGCGGTCCACAGAAGTTTTTTTGATTTTGACTGGAGCAGGATCGTTTTTGGTGAGATCAGTTTTGAGTGTGATGCCATCTTTGTCAAAATTTTTAATCAGTGATTTAAGATTTGAATCTGTGTCATAGGCATTTTTGATTGCGTCAAAATTGTATTGATTGCCTTTGACATTCTGCATGATCTTGTTCAATGCCATGTAATTGATATAAGCAGGTTGATGATTGCTGTTGGCTGTGCTGATAAAATTTCTTAATACTTGTATGAGAGTGTTGTGTTCAGCCTCGACGATTAAACCTTTTTTTTTCCAATGAAAGGTCTGGATAGCATTTCTGC